TTTGCAAATGCATTTAGTGGAGGAAGGTAATGTCAGCACCAACATATCCATTAACTCTACCCTCTACAGTTGGTGTTAAAAAATCAGAATGGGGTCTACAAAGAGCAGTTGGTTTTTCGCAATCTCCTTTTACTGGATCACAACAAGTTTACGAACATAGTATGGCAATATGGAAAGCAGTCATAAGTTTACCACCAATGTCCAGAGAACAATCAGCAGATTATCAAACATTTTTTATGCAACTCCATGGAAGACGAGGAACATTTTTGATGGGCGATCCAGATGCTAAAACACCACGAGGTAATGCCACACAAACAAACCTAACAATAACCTCTAGTGCAAGTATTGGTGCATATGACATTGCAGTATCTGGTCTGACAAACTCACAAAGCAATGCCTTAGTAAAAGGTGACTATGTACAATTAGGAACAGGGGCAAGTGCAAAACTTCATATGGTTATTGCTAATGTAAATGCCAGTGGTAGTGGAACTGCAACTATTCAATTAGAACCAACCTTGAAAACAGCAATTACTGGTAGCACATCTTGTATTATCAGAAACACAGTAGGAGTTTGGAGAATGGATTTAAATGAACTTAGGTGGAACAGTAACGAATCATCAACATATGGTTTTTCGTTTAGCTGTCAGGAAGCATTATGAACAAAGATAAATTAGAGGTATTGGTTAGAGAAGACCCAAAGCTAATGATCATGCTTAGAGTGGCATCAGAAGAAGGTGCAAAAAGAGCATTAGCAAAAGTTGGATTAGAAGACGAAGATGCTGGAAAAGATATTCATGATTTAAGAACACTGATTGAAAGCTATCGGTCAGCAAAAAGAACAGCAACAGAAACAATAATAAAAGCACTTGTAGTGTTTACTCTTGGTTTAATATCAATGGGTGTGTACTCAAAGTGGTGGAGATAAATATGCAACTTACAGATAATTTTAGTCTTAGAGAATTTACTAAGTCACAAACAGCAGAACGAATGGGGATAGATAACACACCCCCAGAAGAAATAATTCCAAAACTTACATTTTTATGTACTCAGGTTTTAGAACCTCTTAGAAAAAAAATAGAAAAACCAATAATAATTACGAGTGGTTATCGTTGCCCTGAACTGTGCGAAGCAATAGGTAGTAAGCCCACAAGTCAACACTGTAAAGGAGAAGCGGCAGATGTGGAAGCACTTGGAATGTCAACATTGAGTTTAGCTGAGATGATCATAAATCATTTTGATTTTGATCAGTGTATTTTAGAGTGTTACAAAAAAGGTGACTTAAATAGTGGTTGGGTACATTTCTCATTGACCAGTGGCACAAACAGAAAAGAAGTCTTAACATACGATAGAAAAAATGGTTATCAAAAAGGACTAAAAGTATAATGGGATATATCAAAATGGTTGGAATGTTTATTATTGCATCAGTGATTTTGAGTGCAGTTGGCTATGTCATGAAACTCAGATCAGATAATGCAGTTTTAAAAGCCAATAATTTAGTCTTAGAACAATCTGTTGAATCTCAAAAAGCTGTCATAGAACAGCAGAAAAAAGACTTTGCACAAATTATGGAAACCAACAAGAAACTTACGACTTTATCTAACAATCTGCAAAAAGACATAAATGATTTAGAGAAACGATTTACAAAGCAAGGTAGAGATATTGGTAAGACTGCTTTGAAAAAAGACAAACTTATTCAAAGAATTATTAACAAAGCAAGTGCAATGGCATTAAGATGTGTAGAGATTTCATCAGGCTCACCACTCACAGAGTCAGAGATCAATGCTACCAAAAAAAGTGAGATTAACAGAGAATGCCCAAGCATAGCTAATCCGAATTATGTGGCATATTAAATTAATTATACTAACCATCCTGTTGCAAGGGTGTTCATCAATTAAAGAACTTGAGATATTTACAAAGACAGTTGAAAGAGAACCACTTGCCTTAGACGATCCTATTTTACCAAAACTAGAACCCATTCAATGGTTGATTATAACATCTGAGAATGCAGAAGAAGTTTTTGCAAAAATGTCATCAGAGGGAATTGATCCAGTAATTTTTGGATTATCAGATAATGATTATAAATTAGTAGCAAAGAATTTTGCCCATATAAGAAATACTATGAAAAAAAAATCAGAAATTATTAAATCTTATAAAGAATACTATGAATCAGATAAAAAAACCAATGAATAGGCGAAGAAAACAAGCAAACCTCTCTAAAACCCAATCTAAGAGACTTGGAGGGCTAATTCAGGTATTGGGGAACTCTAAGCCATTGGATGAGATAATTTCTAACCTAGAGTCCTTAAAAATGGTTGTTCAGAAAGATGATTGCCTAATGGTAACAGAAAAAGGACTTGATGAGACAAATCGTCTATCAACATTAGCTGGTTTATACGAACCAAAAAAAAAATAACTTTTTTTTCTTTTTATTGTTGACAATAGTAAACAAATGATTATACTGAGTACAATAGGAGAAAAAAATGCAAAATTCAAAATATTATATTAGTTCTGGTAGACAGACAAAAATGTTCACACTTCGGTATCATGCAAAAGCATGGTGTGGGTTTTCAAAAATGATGGTAGAGAAAAGCTACCATTTAACAAATCTTTCAACTGATTGGAACACAGCAGTGGCGAAAGCAAAAAATCTAATTGGTGACAACCTATTAGAAGGAGAATCATTTGACCTTAACAAGATTATCAGAAATGGTAGAATTTGGAAACGACCAACTATGATAGAATGTTATCAAGATAATGATGAGTGGTTGCCAAAAAAATCTTGGTTTAAGCCAAGTGTAACTTTTCCATCAAAATTTATTGGTGAAGTTGGTGAAGAAATCTACGTTGATTTAACTTTTGATGATCTTTTTGGTTTTGATACACAGTTTGGTTTTTGTGTGTTAAGAAAGTTTAAAGATGATAATGGTAACATTTTCACAACAACATCTAATAACAAATTATTTAATGACTTAGAAATTGGCGATATTGTATGTATGAAAGTAAAAGTAAAACAACATAAAGAATACAGAGGTGAAAATCAAACAGTTTTCAGCCACCCAAATGAGTTGTGGAGAAAAAGAATGAATAACAAACAAAGGAGAAAAAAATGAACACAGATATTTTATACGAAAAAATAGAGAAATCACTAAGAAAAACTTATAACAAAGTTATAAGAGATGCTTATTACTCAGGTGAAAATCTTGAGGAGTTACTTAAATGCTATGATAAAAATATTATTAAAAAAGTACAATCTATTGTCTGGAATAATCTTAAAAATCAAATTTACGAATATGGTATTTTATCAAACTATGCTAAAGGTACATCATTTGAGGATTATAATGATTACACAGAAGAATATGATTTTTATAAAGATATATCTTCAGATTTGATTGAAGAGTGGATGGCTGATGAACATGATGCTATTGAAAGTTATTATTATAGATAAAAGTTCCATCCAAAAAAAAATTATTTAAATAGTTGACAATAGTAAACACAATCACTATATTGATATTATACACAACAATAAGGAGAAAAAACACATGAGAAAATTAAGCAGAAATCAAAGGCAAACTCTACGAAGATACTATGATCTTGAGACTGTTTGGCAAATAGAAGAAAATATCGTTGAGTTAATTAACAAATACTCCAAGGATAATAATTTAAAAGGCATTTGGAAAAAAATGTTTATAAATGATATTAAATATGCATTTGTAGATTTTTATTATTATATGCCAAGAAAATCTGATGATAACCAAATGTTTCTTAATAATGCATTACGAATTTTAAAAAAATATAATATTGTACCTTATGACAATGTTATGTCTTTAAAATACAATATTTTGTCAAAGTTTGGTAATGCATGGACAGAAAAAAGAGAAACATATCTTAGATGGTGTCGTGCAAACGATCTTACACCAAGAGAATACCAAGCATGGAGAAATTCTTTAGAACTTGATGATAGAGGTGGTTTTTTTTAAAAGTTCCTTCCTAAAAAAAGGGGAACATTTAGTTCCCCTTTTTCTCTATATATATCTACCCAAGGATATACTCCCATACGAGTATAATCACTTTATATATTATCACCTTTTTTTTTAGACACAAGTTCTATGTTGGGTCGTAGTGTTTCATCTGCAATTTTTCCATCATGAATAAATATATCTGATCCATCTATAAATATTTCATTGTTCTCTACCATTTCTTTTATAGCGTCCTTCACTTGTTTTTTAAATAGTTTTTCAAAGTAACTCATTTAAATATTCTTCCCATATACTTGCCATAAGGGTCATACAACTTACCTTCTTTAGTAACTTTGCCTTTGTACTTACCATATGGGTTATAAACTTTATTATCAATCACATACCCTTTATATTTTCCATAAGGATCATATATCTTTGCCTTCTTATCTTTTGACTCCACTGGAGTAGCTAAACAAAATATTAAAATTATTAATAATCTAATCATCTGAATGGGTGTCCACTTATCCATGCAACCAAAGACCATCTCTCACCTTTTTTTATTGGCTCAACCATATGACTTAAAAAAGATGGAAATGCAACACTCAGTCCTTTATGCATTTGCAGTTTATATAATCCATTAGAAAAGAATGACAAAGCACCCCCCTCATAGCCATTGTTTAAATTGATAGATATGGATATCTTTCTTATTGATGCTTCTTTCTCACCAAGATCGGTATGCCATGTGTAACCTTTTGATGATGTTTTGTATCGCAAAAGTTGTGGTCTTTCCAAAAGACCAACTACATCATATTTTAAATATTCTAAAGCAGTATAGGTAGTGTTGGCAATGATATCATCTATCCATTCATTATCTTCATTTATAATCCATGCATCTACATCTCTTGTAGTTGTATCATCAACAAACTCACCATGCTTTTGCACTCTACCTTTTACTAAAAGATTTTTGTCATTTTTGTGTTCATCAATAATTCTTTGGCAAGTGGCATTACTTATCTCACCACAAGAAACAACACCATGTGGGTTATCGTTTTCAGTTGGATGTATCAATACACTCATTCTATCGTAATCCCATAAGGAATCGTAATTCACTTGTTGCATAATCTAAGTCCTTTAAAAACCATAGCATTATAAATATTCCAATAAAATATAAAATTAAAAAACAGTCCATAATAATAAATGCCTTAAATAAACTCTTTAAATATTTTTTCATTCATGTCTTTTTATTTCTCGTTTAGGTTTATCATCCCAATAGTGTTTGGATGCCATGCATAAATATCCAGCATAATTTTCTTGTCTATGTTTATTATTTTTCATAAATGTTTTTACAATTGAATTAGCATATGCACAACTTGGCAACCTCCCAATAAAATGTTCAGACAATGTTAGATCAGCATTCATAAAGAACACCGAAATAAAAAAGGCTTTCATCACTTTGTGCAGACTTGCTTAAATAAAATATATTTATTTCCATCTGGATCACCTAATTCAAATAATCGTTCACCATCTTGCTTGATGGTTTTGCCAACATACTTCCATTCACATGAAGTGTGATTTCTTTCAGCAGTCTGTTTGGCATAAAAAAAGTCTTCATTAAAAAACTTGATTGCACCCCATGTAATACTAAGACTAGATACTAATTCTATAATCATAAAATCTCCTTAAAGATTATCTTTTTTGTATTGAAGAAGATTAAGTAAAAAAGCTATAGGTTTGGGTATTCTTCTTCTTCCAGTCTCCCACAACGATATATAAGTTTTATTTGTATAACCCAACATCCTTGCAAGTTCTGTCTGGTTCAAACCATAACTATGTCTTATCTCCCTCAGTTTGTTTTTATTCAACCTATGAAACACCTCGTAATGTTTACTATAGTCTATAGGCAGTTCATTTTTCTCAGTCATTTTTTTTCCTCATCTTTGTATATTTCATCAAACATCAAATCAACTATTGATCTAAATTTAGTTTGATCAAAATGTTCAATCAATATCGTTTTTATCATATCTCTGAATTTCTCTGCTTTCTTCATATCCTAAAACTGTTAAACGATTATAGAAATAATCAATCATTGCTTTAAAATCATATTTCTTCTTACCATCATTAGTTATAACAAAAGATAATGGCACACATAACAAATGATCAGAATTTTTCTTTCTCATTAAAAACTTCCCTATAAATTGCTCTCATAATATCTGCTATTTCAATTTGCTTATATTTATCAAAACTAATTTCCGATACCATTTTTGCAAACTTATTTGTTTGTTTTCTCTGAAGTCTAATTCTTCTCTTCAAGTTTAATATTTCTTCTTGCTTTGTCACTTTAATATGTTATATCCCCTTCCTTCCATACACTTTCTAATTATATCTTTTCTATCAGAGTAAGTATCATAAGCACCTAAACCTAAACCACCAACCGCTCCAGCACCAGCACCTAAAGCAACAGAAGTTCCTAAGTCAAGGTTTGCACCAGAACCAATACCAAAATAAGTCATAGCACCAGCACCAATTGCAGTTATTGTACCTTTTATCAAAGCACTCATTCCCATATTTTCAAGATAGCCTTCTTGTTTGGCTATGCTTTCACATTCCATTTTATCTGCATAATAATTTTCTGGATTTGTACTGCTCTTAGGATCAATAATATATTGATTACTAGCACAACTAAAACACAGACATAATGAACTTATCATCATAATTTTTCTCATAATGTTTTTCCTTATTGTTATATAATATTGATTATAATATAATGATTAAAATCTAAACTGTAAACAAAAAATTTAAAATATTTAAACAATGGTTAATCTTAAAGAGTTAGACAAGCACATAGTAAGGACTTTGAACTCATATGAGATAAAATCGTTTAAGGAATTAAAACAAAAATTAGACAAAAAATATATTGATGTTGGTGTAAACTGGTACATAAAAAACAAATATCAGGATTATATTAATGACAAATCCGATCCTCATTGGCAACTGACACCAACTTGGAAGTCTTAATCTTTAACAAGATACGATTCGTATTCAGATAACAATCTGTTCCAAGCTAACAATGATTCTTGATTATGCAATTCTGTTCTTGATCTAATTCCTAATATTGTTTTTAAAGCTGATGCAATAGAGTTTTCATCATCTGGATTTACCTCATGCATCTTTTTTTCTTCTTGTAGAAATTTGCCAAATCTTTTGTCTTTACACAATATGCCACATTTCTGGATTGCAAAAGCAATATCATCATTCTTATTAATTACTTTCTCATTTAACATAGCTAGAGCCACCCATTTTTCTTTTGAGGGCAATGGCATTCCAAACATCTGGACAAATGACTCAGCAGTCTCTAAAGGGATTTCAACAATGATTTGTGCAACACTTCTTGACTTTACAACTTTATAATCAGAATATGTGCCTTGTATTATTTTATTTGTTTTGTTCATAAGCTGGACTCCTTAACCAAAATGCTTGTGCAATGTATTTCATTTGTGTTTCTAAGCCAAAATATTTATATGAAAATTTATACTCATCACCCATTCTGTGTAATTCAGTATGATGAAACATACACAATGGAACGAGGTTTTTGTCATTAGATTTTAATCCAATACCCCTGACACCATCAAATGGTTTCATGAGATGATGACCTTGAATTAATCCATTGCACTCAGAATTACTGCAAATACAAGCAAGGCTAAGTATATAAGCATGATGCTTTTTATTTCCATATCGCTTTGGCATTAAAAAGGATCATCTCCTTGTGTTTCAGTTTTTGTGACACTCTCATAAGGTTTGCCATCATCCTTTTTAACATTTATTGAAAGATATGACACTCCATTTTTTGACTTATTTTTCCATGCCGATAAATTGTATTTGAATGTGTTATATATAACATTTCCCAAAACATCTGGCGATTTTTCATTATCACCTTTTTTTGTATTAATGTTGAAATGACCAACACCAAAATAAATTCTATATTTTGTCTTACCTTCTTTGTTTTCATATTCAGTGACTATAACTTCTTGTTTTGATCCATTTATATCTATTTTGCCTTGCTTAAAAACTTTTGGTTTGCCACTAAATAAAGCACCAGTATTAGGTTTGCTTTGTTGTTCCATGATATCTCCTTATTAGTTATTATTTAGGATAAAGTTGATCTTCAATCTTATCCCACTCAGTTTCATAGTTGAGATTATTATCTTCACAGATTTTTATAAACTCACCTAATACTTTACTTCCTGAATTCTCAATCTTTGTTGCCACCGATTGTTGGAATCTAAGAAATAAATCTCTTAATTGTATGTTAATTTGTTCTTGCATATTTCACCTATAATAATTGTTCTTGTTTATCCATGCCTTTTGGTTTCCATTCAAAGTCAACCAAGCGATATGTCTTGGCTCTTCCAAATTTATCAGGCATGGCTCTACCTACACCTTCAATGTCAATTGTTGCTAAGTCTTGCCATTTTATGTCCATAAATTGATCCTCATAGACAATTCTAAGACCACCAGCTTTTATACCTTTTGCAATCTCATATTCATTGACTGCGACTTTTGTACCCCTCCAGATGGTTTTTACTTTAGTTATGTGCATGATCTACTCCACGATTTTAGGGTCTAAATTTATAAGGGTTATAGCCTGTTCAACTGCTTTCAGTGTTTGAAAATTAACTTCAGTGTTTTCCATAGCTTTCAATTTTTTTTGTATTCTTAATAACTCTTGATGATTACCTTTTAGAGTAGGCATATTTTTAAAATCGTTTTTGTCTGTAAACCAATATGTTAAATTTTTTAATTTTTTCTGATAAACTTTAGCATCATCAGTTGTAAAAATTGCAACCTCATTTTTATTAAAATAACGAAAATCAATAGCTAGGTCTTCATAATCAACTGGGGTTTTTTCTTCTTCATGTAACTCAACTTCTTCAGCATCATCTATATTCATCATAAAGGCTTTTTGTAAAATATATTTATAGGCATATGAAATAGCTTTACCAAATCCTTTATCTTGCTTATCAATTCCAATCGCTGGAAAAGAACCTATGACAACCTTATCAACTGGATTATCTATATCAATAATTTCAGCTTTCATAATTACATGATGAAAATCAACTTGGTTACTACTATCTTCAACTATTGGATTAATCCATAGCCTATGTTCAGTAATTTTATCTTTGACTGCTTGTGTGACAGTGTTGTGAGTTACTATTTTGTATGGCATACCCTCATTAGACTCTTTAAGAATTGACTCAACACTTTCAGTCACTGCATGAAGTTTTTGGTATATGTTTAATTTTTTCTCATTGTTTTCTGTCATTTTATACTCCATAAAAGTTTAGATTTATTTTTTAATTCTTCATCCCATCTCCAATCATCAAAGTTAGGATAAAATATCTTAGCCAAATCTCTTGGATCATCACTAAGTTCATAGAAATTATCAAGACATTTTCCGATCTCAATTATTTCATCTATGGTGTTTTCCACATCCTCTATAAGATATGAAACTGTTTTTTTGGGCGATACAAAATCTACCCATGCTTGTTTACCAGTTGCAAAACTATAAAGACTTAATTGTCTTTGAATAGATTTTGGAACTTTGCTTGGTATAACTCTTGTCGTTTTAAGATCACGAATAGAGTTTGCAAACTCAAAGTCAATGTATCCAATAAATGGAAGACTGACTTGAGGAAAAGGACAAACAATTTTTTTTTGACTGGTAAGATATTTATCATCAACTTTAAAATAAAGTTTTCTTACATTAGAAATAAATTCGTCAAGACTTGCACATTCTTTGCGATAGTCCTTGTGATCAGTGTCTATGTCTAGCTGACACCAATATTCTTGTGCCATTTTTTTTAGATCATACAAAGAATACTGACCAGTAAAAATTAGTTCTGCAACATATTCAATAGTTTTACCTCTATGAGTTTGAGGATTACCTTCAAATGTATAAAGACCACTTTGTTTCAAAATAAAAATGCAAATGTCAGAAATATAATCGTTTGCTTTACTGATAGAATAGTGTTCTGGTTTTTTTATTCTCATTGTTACCTCGCTAGGATTTTTATTATATAAATATATATAGAAGGCTAAAAGTTATGTCAATTAAAAAGTTTACAATATTAAATATAATTTTTTGTATTATCATTTTTTTTCCAAATGCATATTCAAAAAATTATAAGTGGTCTGGTAAAGGAAAGTTATTTGATAAACAAAATCAATACTTTGTGACTTGTCGTTTGGTAAAAGAAAAAAGAGTTAAACCTTTTCTTGGAGAAGACACTGTGAAATGTCATTACCGCTGTCAAGATTATAAAAACATAAAAGATGAATTTGTGATTACAACACATTCTGATTTTGCTTGTCAAAAAAATGTGATACAACCAAGAGGAGACAAAAGAGATTGGCGAACTAAGTGAAATACAAAAATAAAATAACAGAGATTGATGGGATAAAATTTCATAGCAAGAAAGAAAGCAAAAGATATCAAGATTTAAAATTTCTGCTCAAGCATAATTTTATACGAGATTTAGAATGTCAGCATTCAATAAATTTAGTTTGCAACTCAATTGTAATTGGTAAATACATTTGCGATTTTAAATACTACGATCTGCAAAAAGATAAATGGGTGATTGAGGATGTGAAATCACCAGCAACAATTACACCACTTTACAAATTAAAGAAAAGGATATTACTTACTTACGACCCACCAATTGTAATTACTGAAATAATTTAGTATATTATATTTGCTAGGTGGCACAAACACTCAATAGATATTGATACAAAACAAGTTTGTTTGTATGGATTTAATTTCTGCAATTGCTATCGCTAATAAAACATTTGAACTTTTAAAAAAAGGATTTTCTGCTGGTAAAGATGCTTCTTCTATGATGCATGAAGTAGGCAAATGGATGTCTGCCAATGATG